TATATATATATATATAATAGGAATTAACGTTAATGCGTTATTAGGGACATTTTAACATGTGAACAACTGGTACATCAGGTTTTATAATATTTACTACATCAAAGTTATTATAGTATACCTCTATATGGTATAATTAGTATATAAGTAAATTACAGATAAGGATATATAAAAGTGATGATAACAGTAGCAGGAAGCATAGGTGTAGGTAAAACTACTTTTACAGAATTAGTATCAGATGATTTGGGAACAAAACCCTTTTACGAACCCGTAGGAGATAATCCTATCCTACCTTTATATTATCAAAATCCTAAAAAGTATGGTTTTTTATTGCAGATTTACTTCCTAAATAAGAGGTTTGAGCTTATCAAAAAGGCCTATAAAGAAGACAACAACGTCTTAGACCGCTCAATATATGAAGATTTACTATTTACAAAAATCAATCTAAAAAATGGAAATATGGCTCAGCAGGAATTTGATGTGTATGAAAACCTGCTAAATAACATGATGGAAGAGATAAGTGTTCTTCCAAAAAAGAGCCCTGACTTAATGGTTTATCTATATGCAGACTTTGACGTACTGCTTAATAGAATCAAGTCCAGAGGTCGTGATTATGAGCAGACGGACAGCAATCCTGAACTTGTTAACTATTATCATACATTATGGGAAGAATATCAAGTGTGGTACAAAGAATATGATAAGTCACCTAAGATTAAGATAAATGTTGGCATTCACGATATGAGCACAGAAGATGGTAAAGAGCACGTTAAAAATGCTGTTAGAACAGAATTAAAAAAGCTAGGTCTTCTATAGTCCTAGCTTTTATTTTATATACTAAAAAGTTAGCTTTTTCATAAGGAGATATATTATAAGGGTAGGAGGTAATGCTATGCCAGACACAGAATGGAAAAAAGCAAAAATATATGGTGCTAATAGTCACCGCGCTTCAGATTGGTCTTACATATACATGGTCTACTCTTATCTAGGTGGTAATAAAAAGGCTATAGAAATAGCTTATAACGATGAGCCATATAGACTTCTTGGTACATATACAAATGAATATGACATTATATATAACATACACTCAGGGATTGTAAGTATTGCTCCATCATCAGAAATAATAAAGACACGGAAGTCTTTCATAGATATAGACTCTGATAAGGTAATATATACTGTCAAGTCTGATGAACTTCCAGATGTAGTAAGTAAAGTGGATAATCTATCACTAAGAAAGTATGGGTACATAACTGTTTATGGTAAATCCTTGAAAGGAACAAAATGAAAATTTTTAGTAATTGGCATAAAAACAGGCCAACAAAAATAGAGCCTATAGATGAAAACCTAGCATTTGCTATAGACTCAGAAGAAAAGGCTGCTATAGCTTCTAGAAATCAAATGGAATCAGGAATATCTACTAAGGGTGAAGAGTTTAAAAAAGGATTCTCTGGAAAAAAGATAAGCCACGCAGTACCTGTAAGTATTGTTGGTGCAGTTAATATGGTGGATGGTAAGTTATATCGTGATAAAAACACGAATAATTATGCTAACTTCAATTATATGCTGAATATGTATTCTAAATCAACGGTTGTTAACGCTATTATTAATCTTAGAAGTAACCAGGTTGCTGGATATGGCATCCCCGCACGTTATGCTGATGACGGTATTGGTTATGAGATACTTTTAAAAGATTCTAGTAAAACACCAACAAAAGCTGAGCTAGAAGAGATTAAGAATATAGAAGAGTTCCTCCACTATACTAGTAGAGATAAGTCAACTGGGATAAATTTCAGAACATGGCTTAAGCAAACAGTAAGAGATATACTTATTTACGACCAGGCTAACACAGAGCTAGTGTATGAAAGAAATTCTAGAACTACACTTAACTCATTTTATGCCGTAGATGCAGGAACTATTTACTATATAACTGAAGAAGATGGTTCAATGCCTAGAGGAAAATCTAGCTATAAGTATCTTCAAAAGATAGGAGATAACCGTGCTGTCTACTTCAAGGAAGGTGAATTAACTTTTGATGTAATGAATCCTAGAACAGACATATACTCATTTAAGTATGGCCTTTCTCCTTTGGAAGTTGTTATGAATCAGGTTTCATATCTAGCGCTAACAGATGAATTCAACAATAAGTACTTTACTCAAGGTGGTACAACAAAGGGTCTTCTATTAATTGACCCTGGCGATGACAGTCAAATGTCACAGCAAGCTATGGATGACTTTAGAAGAGACTGGCAACAGTTCCAGGGTACCAATGGAGCCCACAAGACACCTGTTATAACAGGTAAAGAAGCTAAATTTGTTAATATGAATGCTAGCTCTAAAGATATGGAGTTCGAAAAATGGACTTCTTACCTAATTAACATCATTGCCTCTAACTACGGTGTAGACCCAGCAGAAATAGGATTCCCTAATAAAGGTGGAGCAGCAGGTAATAAGGCTAACTCCTTGCAAGAAGCATCTAAAGCAGAGACGTCACAACTATCTAAGGACAAAGGGTTATCGCCCCTACTTGACTTTATTGAAGATATAATAAATGATAATATTGTAAATAGATTCGGAGATGGAAAGTATATATTCAGATTCAAAGGTAGTGAAGTAGCAAAAGAAATTCAGTTACTAGATAAAGTAATTAAAGAGGTTAGTAACACACACCTTCTTAACGAAGGACGTAAAGAGCTTGGTATGGGCCCTGTTAAGGCCGGTGACGCTGTTCTAAACCAATTCTATATTAATAGACTAGGACAGATAGAAAACCCTGGTGGGGTCAATAAAAACGCTAATGGTGAAAGTAACAATAACAATAGCAATGGTAAGACTGATGATAACATCATGAAAGATGGTAGCCTAAGAGCTAATCAGTCTGAAAAGCAGAAGAACAAGTAAACAGCTAAGGCTGTTTTTTATTATGGGTATATTATATTATGATAGTGCTAAGTTATTAGTAATGGCTTGAGCATGATATAATAAGATTAGGTGGTTACACAATGAAAGAAGAACAAGAATTTACTGTATTTTTACCTATAGAAAAATCTGTAAAGAGCAGCGATGTTCATGGCCGTGCTATAAGAGGATGGGCCTCAACACCGGAAATGGATTCTGTTGGTGATACCGTGCTACCAAATGAGATAGATATAAGACGGTTTATGGAGCGTGGTTATATAAACTATGAACATAAACCAGGGGATATCTACAAAATTGGTGTTCCAACAGATAGTACCTATATTGACTCTAGAAAAGGTTTATTTGTAGAAGCTATACTATTTGATGATAATCCTTACGCTGATAAGATGTGGGCTAAGGCACAAAGAATAGCTAGTGGTGAAGAAGAACAGACTGAGGATAATATGTTAGGATTTAGTATCGAAGGGCGTTGCAGTCACAGAGATTACTATAATCCTAGCATAATGCGAAACGTTATCATAGATAACATTGCCCTTACTGTTAATCCTAAGAATAAAAAGAGTAGCTGGCAGACTTTTATGAAATCATTCACAACAGGAGATGACATATCTCTTCCTGGAGACGATGGTGGCTCAGCAATAAGAAAACAGCAGATAGCAAGAGACATAAGAAACCTATCATATGCTGTTCAGGACTTTACAGATAATGACTGGGAGTATGTAGCTAAGTCTCTAGACCAAGAAAATAGATTTGATGCAGTAACAGCTAGCTTGTTTTTACAGATACAAAAAGGATATTCAAGGGATGATGCCAAGAATATAATTTTTGATAAAGGAGAACATAAAGTTGATGGAAAAATTTGAAGACTTGACAAAAGTACCTAGTGTATATGAATTAAGCCATAGCACTGAGGAATCAGTATCAAACTCAGTTAAAGATAATGATGCAGAAGGTATTTTGCCTTCCAAGGATGATGAGCAGGCAGAAGTGAAATCCGTAGATGATACTGACGCTGATTCAGATGATGAAGATAATACAGATAAAGAGAGTGAGGACGTTGTAAACGTGGCTAAAGAAGATATTGAAAACAAGGAAAGTACAGAAGCTAATGCAGGTACTGAAAGTACAGAATCGGAAACAGTAAAAACACCTGAAACTGATACTAGTACAAAAACTACCGTTGATAAGCCAGAAGTTCCCGTAACAAAAGAAGCAGAAAAGACGGATGATGGAAATGAAGATTCAGCGCCAAATCCAGAAGATGTAGATTCAGCTGAGTCTACTGAAAGTGCTTTAAAGGATAAAAACCCAGAGATTACCGGAGTTTCAGAAGGAACAGATAAAACGGTTTCAATTACAGCACCCCAAGTAGAGCCTAATGAAGGAATTACTGAGGAAACAGTAGATGATGGTGTTGAAAAGAACACGCCTGAAGCAACAAAGGAAAAAGAATCTGATGAATCAGGTTCAAAGTTAGTTGCAACTCTTGCTGAAACAGTACTTAAGTTAACAAACAAGGTAGATGAGTTCCAGGATAAGATTATTGAACTTACAGAAAAAAATAAGTTAGATATACCTGAAATTACAGATGCGCCTACAAAAGGCGACGACAAAGAAGACAACAGCACAGACGATGAGTTAGAAGCACCTAAGCCAAAGTCTGTACAGTCAGCACCTGAATCACCTGAAGAAGGTCATAGGCCTAAGACAACTCCTGATACTTTTTCTACAGAAGAGCAAGATAATAGCGAAGAAACCGATAATGAAAGTGAATCCGAAGCTAAGGATGAGCCAACAGAGGAAGAAAAGCAAGCATCAGTATCAGCAGCATTAGATTCTATTGAGCAAACTTTCCCAGAGATTGCTAAATTCTTAACAGATGAAGAAAGAGTTAACTATGCACGTGCTATTCGCCATATCAGATTTGGTGAAGGTACACCACAGGATGCTAATATCATCCAGTCTACCTACGATTTAGCTTTAAATCGTGGAGAAAATAAATAAGTCAAGCTATATCAAAAGTAAAATATAGTTACACATATATTATATTACGTAAGGTATTATAGTAACCTTGAAATAACATAACAAAACTAAAGGAGTTTATAAATCAATGGTTAAATTTAACTCAATTGGTGATGACATTAGTGTTTTAAACAGTGTCTTTGCCGGTAACGAAAAGGGAGAAGCAGTTATCAAGTCTTTGACTACTGGCGACCAAGTGGCCGTTCCAGGAACAACAGGCGGAGCTGCACTTCGTAAGCAAGAACTTAGCGAAGCCGTTAAGAACTTGACATGGGGACGTGCAGATTTCACAATCTTTAACATGATTCCTCGTGGAAAAACAAATAGCACTATTTTGGAATATGATATCCAAGACAGTTATGGTGAAGTTGGTTCACGTAGTTTCGTTCGTGAAAAGGATATCGCCGCTGTGAATGATATCTCTATCGAACGTAGAGCTGTAAAGACAAAGATTATCAGTGATACTAAACAAGTTTCATTGCGTTCTTTGCAGGTTAACAACATTGCTAACCCTCTAGACTTGTCTCTAGAAGCTGCAATCTTAGTTGTTTCTAAGGGTATCGAATACTCAATCTTCTACGGTGACTCAGAATTAACTGGTGTACAAGAAGGTACAGAGTTTGACGGTTTGGAAAAGTTGATTCCTGCTGAAAACGTTATTGATTTGCGCGGAGAAACTTTGACAGAACAGTTGCTTAACCAAGCAGGTGTTATCATCGGACGTGCCTTTGGTACTCCTACAGATGCATTTATGAACTTAGGTGTTCATGCTAACTTTGTTAACAACCAGTTGTCACGCCAGTGGGTAACCCAAGGTTCAGCACAAAACGTTGCCTCAGGATTTAACGTTCCTCAAATGATTACTACACGTGGTGCAATTAACTTGCATGGTTCAACAATCATCGACGTTGATAAGTTGCTAGACCCTAACAAGGGTGTATCACCTGCATCTCCTGTTGCTCCTACAGTAGAACCTACTATCGCAGTTGGTTCTGGTAAGTTTACATCTAAGGATGTTAACACTACTGCTAAGTATGCTGTTCGTGTACAACTAGAAAGTGGTGAAATTTCACGTCCTGCTTACGTAGAAGCTAAGGTTGATGACGTTAAGGATGAAGTTTCATTGAAGATTGACTTAGGTGCACAATTGATGGGTATGCCTCGTCACATCGAAGTCTATCGTCTAGATGCTGATACTAACCAATTCTGGTTGATTGGCCGTGTTCCATTCAAGACTGCTAAGAATGAAAACGGTGTTTACACTGTGACATATGTAGATAAGAATGAAACAATCCCAGGAACATCAGAAGTGTTCGTTGGTGAATTGAACCAGAGAAGTATCGAATTGCTAGAACTTTACCCAATGTACCGTTTGCCATTAGCTACTGTTAACGCAGCTGCTCAATTCGCGGTTATGTGGGAAGGTGCTCTTGCACTATATGCTCCTAAGCGTTGGGTACGTATCGTTAACGTTAAGTCTGAGTTATAATAACTCTTAATAATGTGGTATAATAGACCTAGAGGTTTCTCTAAGGTCTATTTTTTTAGGCCATATATTATTATAAACAGTTTACATAAGAAAGGTAACTAAAATGATTAAAAACGAAGATTATAAGAACAGAGTTGTGTTTACGAAGCATGGCAAAGTGGAATTTGATGAAAATGGCATTGCTGATGCAGAGCCTAAAGCAGAAAAGTCTCTTGCTAGTTTACAAGGTTTTGACCTTTTTAAACCAGAGCAAAAAGAAGATACTCCTACTGAAGTAGCAGAAGCAGGAAAGCCTGAAGATAAAGAAGAAGATAAGCAACCAGAACCTGCTAAACCTGCAGCAAAGAAAACAACAACAAGAAGAACTAAAGCTACTACTAAAAAAGAAGACAAGTAAGGTATAAGATATGGATGAGTTTATCAATAATGATGTTAATTTTAATACCACATACTCTCCAGGAAACCCAAAGCATGTTAAGCCAGAGCTAGTAGAAAATTATACATTAGCAGATTATGGACTATCAATAGACGCAGTAAAAGAGCAGATGTTTGGTATGTCTGTAGTAGACCCTGCTACTGGTAAAGCTCTACCTAATAGATAC